TGATTACGCAGATACAAATAAAAAAACTACTGTACGGACAGTATCAGGTAAAGACGAAAACGGCGGGGGAACTGTACAAATATTGACGGGTGTATATAAACAAACAACAGCAATTACTTCTATTAGATTTGACGCTGGAACTACAATAGCCACTAACTCAAAAATTGCTCTCTACGGAATTAAGGGTTAAACATGCCATCAACATACGAAAAAATCCAAACTACAACAATAGGAACGGCAACATCTAGCGTATCTTTTACAAGTATTAGTTCTGCCTATACAGATATTATTTTAGCGTGGGCGTATAAATCTAACTCATCTAATAATCCAACTTTAAGACTTACCTTTAATGGTAATTCAACAGGATATAGCGGTAGGCAAATGGGTGGAAATGGAGTAGCGCCACTTAGCAACAACAATACCAGTGCGTCATTTATCTCTCTTGCTAGAATAGTAGGCGCGCCAACTCCGTCAGGAGACACAGGGCTCGTGCTTTTACATGTTATGGACTATACAAATACAAATAAATATAAGTCTATTTTTTGCCAAGTTAATAGCGCAAGTCAAGGTTCAGAAGTAGATGTAGGTGTTTGGGCAAATAATGCGGCTATTAACAGAATAGATATAGACACTCCGACTAGCACAGATTATGCGGTAGGTTCAGTTATTACTCTCTATGGAATAAAGGCGGCATAATGCCTACAACATATACGCTTATTGAAACAGTAACGGTAACCTCAGGAACTCCTTCTACTATTCTTTTTTCTAGCATACCGCAAACTTATGATGATTTACTTATTAAAATGAGCATGCGAACTAATGAATCAGGTGTTTATTACTCTGATACAGATATTACTTTCAACTCAGAATCTAGTAGGCGTTGGAATGGTATGTATAATATAAATAATACAGTAGCAGGGTCAGCAAATAACGCTTTTAATATTATTGGTCCTAGTACTGCCGCGTTAGTATCTGCCAGTATATTTAGTAATGTTGAGATTTACATACCTGATTACAAGAGCAGTAATGATAAAGCCATAGGCTCTACGGGAGCGCAAGAAAATGAATCAACAAGTAATATTGGCGTATCGTGTATGTCTAATAAAGTAGTAAATGGAACGGCTATCACTAGCGTAGAACTGGACCCCTTTAACGGAACGCTAGTTCTTTATTCTTCCGCATCACTATACGGAATATCTAAAGCATAAAAGGAGAAAGAAATGACACTAACTAAACTGGTTGTGGATTGCTCCACAGGTATTACTTCGGAAGTAGAATTTACTCCTGAAGAAACTATTGAATATGAAATTAGACAAGCAGAATATAATGAGTGGAGAAGGCACCAAGAAGTCGAAGAGCAAGCCAAAGAAGAGGCTAAGGCTTCCGCTCTAGCCAAACTAGAGGCACTTGGTCTGACCGCAGAAGAAGCCAACGCGCTTATTTCTTAATTTAGGAAGGTCGGCAAATGACTACTACCTATCGGTATCTGTTTGCCGATCTACTGACTAACGATATTCTTGCCGAGCTGCCGATTACGGGCGTAGCCTTTACTCAGCAGCTCAATCAGGCTGGAACCTTTACCGGTCATCTTCTAATCTCTGGACTCGATACCGAGAAGTTCAATGTTTTACCGGCTACTATTCCGGGTCGCACCGCGTTATACATAGATCGCAACGGATCCTTGGTGTGGGGTGGGGTGATTTGGGGGCGCGAATACAATAGCGCTGAGCAGGTTATTACCCTGACCGGGCGTGAGTTTGAGTCTTACTTTGAGCGCCGGCGTATAACTACTACTCTTTCCTATGCCAACACAGATCAACTTGCGATTGCTCGCGGGTTAATAAACGCTGCGCAAGCTGCTGGATCCGGAAACATAGGCGTTATAGTCGGAGCTGAGACTTCGGGCATACTGGTAGATCGAGTTTATTATGACTATGAGTTAAAGCAGGTCTATGGCGCTATTCAAGATCTATCGCGGCAGGAAGACGGCTTTGACTTTAATATCAAGGTAGATTACACGCCCGTAACCTTCGTGCCTAGAAAAACGCTTGTGCTGGGATACCCGCGAACCGGCGTAGTTTATTCAAGCAGCTCTACTTCCGCGCCGGTCTTCGAGTTCCCGGCGGGTAATGTGGTGGAGTATGTCTATCCGGAAGACGGAGCCATAGCCGCCAATACTATTTACGCTATCGGCGCTGGATCTAACGAAGGTAAGCAGAGTTCTACGGCGCAAAATACTACGCTGCTGGGAGAAGGTTGGCCCTTACTAGAAGATCAGGCTAACTACTCCGATATTACGGATCAGACAGTTCTCGATGAATTAGCAATAGGTCAAGCCAACGCGGTTGCTTATCCGCCTACTACTATCCGCCTAGTAGTTCCGGCATTCGAGAACCCGGAGTTTGGCGATTACGCCATTGGCGATGATTGCCGCCTTCGGATCCTAGATAATCGGTTCCCGGAAGGGCTGGACTCGATCTATCGAATAGTAGGCTTATCGGTAGAACCGGGAGAAGACGGACCGGAGCGCGTTACGCTTACCTTGACGGAGACTACTAACTAATGGCTTACATAAATCAACCGCCTGATATTCGGCAGCTCTTCGCAGCTCTTGATGACCGGTTGCGCAAACTAGAAACCGCAGTTCGCTTCACGGCTCCGAGCGTGGCAAGCGAGCCTACCTATCCGCGAGAAGCAGACATAATCTACAACAATACTAATGATTACATGGAGTATTGGAACGGATCTGCTTGGGTAGTTTTTGGCGATAATAATTTAGGCGTACCAAAGGTCACTTTCACTAGCACATGGACCGGAACGGGATTAACCTTTACTGGATCTCCTTCTACGGCTTATTACTCGCGCGTAGGCAAAATGATCTTTTTTAATATTAAAATATCTTGCGCTACCGTAACTAATTTTGGAACCGGTAATTATTCTTTAACGCTGCCGGCTGGACTAACGCCCAATGTAAATGCCATAGTCACAGGCGGATTACATCATATTGCTTCCGGAGACCATTATCTGCTTTATGGAGATATTCAATCAGGATCGACTACTTTAGAATTATATTATCCTAAAAGCAATGGCACTATGGAGCGTATGGATCACAATAGTCCGCATACATTACAGGTCGCTGATTTTTTTTATTTTAGCGGCATGTATTTCTTATCGTAAGGTAATCTACTCGTATGGATATTCAACAATGGGCGGCGCTCGCAGTCGCAATAATGAGTCTAATAGGCGGCTTCGCAGCTCTTGTAAGGTGGTTAGTTAAGCATTATCTAGTTGAGTTAAAGCCCAATGGCGGCAGCTCGCTTCGTGATGAGCAAAATAGGCAAGGCGATACAATCAAGCGGCTGGAGTCGCGCATAGATGAAATATATCTATTGCTTATTAATCGTTCTTAGCCTTTCCGGGTGCGGCTATGACGGGTGGGTTCGATATCCTTGCCAAGATCCGGCAAACTGGGAAGCGCCGGAGTGTAATCCACCGATCTGCGAAGCGACAGGCACCTGCACAAAAGATCTATTACCGGGGGTATTTGATGAGTAGAAAGCGACTCAGCAACGAAGAACTACACGCTCGACTCGTAGTAACAATCGGGGTCATGCTTGCCTTTGTCTTTGGCGGATCTATTTTTGCGTTGCTTTACGCTCTTGTTTTCGTCACTCAACCTATGGCGCAAGCGCCTAATGACGCTGCTTTTATTGACTTGATTTCGACTTTATGCGTATTTTTGACCGGCACTCTGTCTGGAATAGTAAGCGCTAATGGGCTAAAATCTAAACCTAAGCCGCCGATAGAGAAGGAGACGGGCAATGACGCTGGCAACTGATGTAGCGCTATTAGAAATTGGATATACCGAAGGCGCAAATAATGATACTAAATATGGAAAATGGTATGGATTAAATAATAATCCTTGGTGCGCTATGTTCGTATCTTGGTGCTTTAATCAGGCTGGACTATCGGAGCATGTAGCAGCAAGCGGCAAAAAAGGTTTTGCGAGCTGCGATGCTGGCATGAAATGGTTTGCGGCTAAAGGTAAGTTAGTGCCGGTAGGAGATGCTAGACCGGGTGATATTGCTTTCTTCCAATTTGACGATGACGCGCAACCGGATCATGTCGGTATTGTTATCAAAAACAACACTAAATTAAAAAGGCTTGTATGCGTAGAAGGTAATACCGCAAGTGGTATTGCTGGATCTCAGTCCAACGGAGACGGCGTATATGAGCGTAAGCGCAGTTACTCTCTAATCATGGCGGTAGCCCGCCCTATCAAGGAGAAATAATGAATAAAAAACAAACCGATCTAATCAAGTCAGCTCTACGCCACTTTGTCTTGGTGGCTATTGCGGTTTATCAAGTCACCGGTGGAGACGCAAAGGCGTTCGCCTATGGTCTAGCAGCAGCTATTATCGGTCCGGCTATTCGCGGCGTAGATAAGAGCGATCCGGCTTTCGGCAAAGTAGCGGATTGGGTCACGCTGGAGATAGACAAATTAGCCAAAGCAGACAAAAAGAAAAAGACGAAGTAGAGTTAGACCCTGCTACGGCAGGGTTTATCTTTTAGGGGGCGGCATGGGTCTATCTGAGTCAATCGCTAAGTTCGATTTTGGGTCAAGTGACGCTTGCCCTTTTCAAACACTACTGAATAAATTGAGTAAAGAAGATCAAGCGGTTATTGCTAATGCTTTTGATCGGGGAGTATCCGGCTACGCAGTATGTAAAGCGCTTAGATCCGAAGGGCACCGCATAGCCGAAGTCTCCATTTATGACCATAGAAAGAAAATATGCCGATGCTTCAAGAAATCTTGAACGATAGAGAAGATCAATACGGCAGCGCAGCAGTTAATTTTGCTCAGGCTGGTCGCGGCTGGGGCGCTATTTTAGGTATAGACGATATCCCGGCGTATAAAGTTGCGTTAATGCTGGACTTCTTCAAGAGTATTCGCTGCGTAGCCAATCCTGCCTACGAAGATAGTTGGTTAGATAAACTGGGCTATACCCGTCATGGCATGGATATAGCGTTATCTGATGAGCCTTGAAAAACGACTTAACGATATGCCGGAAGGCATTGACTCCGAGAATGTCGCAGAGCTGCGCCAAGCCTTACTCCGGCTACAAAAGCAATTAAAGAGATCGAAAGAGCGCACCGAAGATCTAGTAGAGATTACTCAGCAAGCTGCGTATGACGCGATGCTAACTATGGGTAAGGTCCAACCGGTACCGGAAGTCGTACCGGATAAAAGAAAAACAAAAGCCGAAGCAGCTTTATGGCACATGACGGATTGGCAGGGAGCCAAGCGCACCGTATCTTACAACTCAGAAATAATGCGCA